TCGGCGAGGAAGACAAGGAGACAGGGCAACCCATCAAGACCATCTCCATCCCGCGAGTTGAACTCATGGACGGGACGGTTGATGCGGTGCTTTCAGGGCGAATCATTTTCCCACGCAAAGGCTTAGCAATCACCGAGCAAGTTGTCAAGCATTTGCAGAACTACATCATTGAAGTTGACGAGACTGGTAAGCGGGATTACGCCAAAGGACGAGAAGACCACTTCGGACGAGCCATTGATTACGCCCGCATAGTCGCAGAAACTGCAAGGGCACTCAGGGTGATGCCTGCCGAGCCCATCAGGGCTGATTGGTTCGCTGGGACGCCTTTGGTGCCGTCACTGGGAGGTGTATCATGGTGAAGCCGATAGAGTTCGTTGAGTCATTGCAATTCGCTGACTGGATTCGCATTTTACCGAAAGGAACTTTCAAGCGGCACGGACGGACAATCAAACTTGACGACGCTTTTTTGACGGCGATCAAGCGAAACTTCGATGCTGGAGTTTTAGGTCGCGATGTCCCTGTCAACTTTGAGCATCAATACACTGCTTTGGGCGCGGCAGGTTGGGTTCGGGCGTTGGAAGTTCGGGAAGATGGGCTTTATGCGTTGATTGAATGGACGGACATCGGCAAGGAAGCCATTGAAAAGCAACGGTTCAAATATGTCAGCGTGGAACTTGGCGGAGCAATTGATCCCAAAACGGGCAAGATTTTGGGCGAAGATGTTTTGACGGGCATCGCATTGACCAATCGTCCCTTCTTCAAAGGCTTGACAGCCCTTGCCGCTGCCGACCCTGATTGGACGGCAAACGATGACCCACTTGATTTTCCCATCCACGATGACCGCTCTTACGAATGGGATGCTGGCGAAAGCGAACGACGATGGCGAAGGTGGGTTTCGGAGAGAGACCCATCAGAATGGGGCAACGAAGAGTGGCGAAAGTATCGGCGACGGTTTCTCGCTTACGACCGAGCCAACCCAGATCTATTTGGCTCTTACAAACTTCCTGTTATTGACATCGTTAACGGTCAACCCCGCGTCATCTTCCGAGCCGTCGTCCAAGTCCTTGCCATTTTGGCAGGCGCTCGTGGGGGCGTTGATTTGCCAAGCGATGTTAAAGAACGCGTTCGGTCCATTGCCGAACGGTTGAGAAGCAAATTCGGCGAAGGAGGTGAAAGCATGAGCGAGGGAAAGAACATCGCTCATGAGCCGCAGCAAACCCTTGACCCCGCCAAAGTCGTTGCCCTTGAGCAAGAGGTGCAACGGCTAAAGGCTGAGCAACGGAAGCGACAGTTTGCCGACGAACTTTCGTCTTTGCGTTTCAGCGAGGGCAAAGTTGCTCTCGCTCCTGCCAGTCGCAACAAATTCGTTGAAGTTCTCGCGGAGTTAAACGACGAACTGGCGGGCAAGTTGATGGACGCCATCAAGTCCATTCAATTTGTCCCGGTCGGCGAACTTGGCTTTTCTGCCACTGAGCCCGACGAGAAGACCGAGACCCTGCAAACTTACGCCGAGAAAATTGCCCGCGAACGAAACTTGAATTTCATTGACGCGATCCGCATCGCCGCTTCCGAGCGACCCGACCTTGTTTTCAGCGAATACAAAGTCCATAAGTAGCGAGTAGCGAATGGCGAATAGCCAATAGGAGGTGACGAAAGATGGCGACTTATCGGGAAGCGTTAGTCATTTCCTTTGTGGCGGGGGCGGATTTGCGAAACTTTCCCTTCGCTCCCGTAAGGCTGGACGCTACAGGGCGAGTCATTTTGGCAGGCGCTAACGAGCGAGCCATCGGCATCTTGCAAAACAAACCAAACACTGGCGAGACGGCATCCGTGATGCTTTACGGCATCAGCAAGGCTGTCGCTGCTGGCGCTATCAGCATCGGAAGCCCCGTCGTTGCCGCCGCCAACGGACGAGTGTCAGCGGCGGGGGCTTTCCACAACCACGGCGCTTCTTCTTCCAACCAGCCAACGGGGCAACAACGAATTCTCGGTTTCGCTTTGACGGCAGCGACTGCTGCGGGACAAGTCATTGAAGTCCTGCTGGCACCCTTTGAGTTCTGAGGACGGGACGAGGGACGGGGGACGAGGGACGAAGGAGGTGACAATGATGACCGACCAACAAATTCGGGAACGAATCTTGTCCATCCTTTACGCTGCATGGCAAAGAAGCGGGAAACATCACCGCATCTCGTTGGATGACTTGTTCAGCGCCTTCAACGCCCAAAGCCAAGACGAACAAATTCAAGTCCTTCGGAACTTGCAACTTCTGGCTGACTTGGGCTATGTGAAAATGCCGACTTTGCGGAGTGCCCAACTAACGGCATGGGGCGTTTTGGAATGCGAGCGCCATCGCTTGCTGCCCGAACCTTTGCCCCAAGAAACTAAGGAGGTGACCGAATAATGCCGCAAGTGACGGATGTCAAGGATGTGATTTTATTTGACCCAGTATTGACGCAAGTAGCCATCGGTTACCGCGTGCAAGGGGCGGTCGCCGAAAACTTGATGCCCACCTTGCCCGTCTCGTCCGTCTCAGGGCAAATCGCCCGATTTGGCAAGGACGCCTTTCGCCGCGAGTCTGCCCGACGGGGACGGGGAAGCCAAGCAAGACGCGTCCATTGGTCAGTTGAATCAGTGAAGTTCTTCTGCGAAGAATATGCCCTTGAAATTGCCGTTGACGACCGCGATGTCGCTGCCAGCCAGAACCCCATAGACCCCTTCGTCGCCGCCACGACGCAACTGGTGGACATGCTCACTTTGGACGCGGAAGTTCGGGCAAGGGATGCCGTTGTCAACGCCTTGACGACAGCGGGTTACAGAACAACCCCGACGACCAAGTGGGATCAAGCGAACTCAACGCCCATCACTGACTTGAAGAACGCCATCGTTGCCGTCAGCCGCAGAATCGGCGTTCGCCCGACGACCGTCGTCATCTCCCGACCCGTCTGGGAAGTTTTGATTGAACACGCCCAAGTTGCTGACCGGCTGAAGTTCACCAATGCCATTTTCTCGACCGAAATCCTTGCACGATGGCTGGAAGTTCGGGAAGTGGTCATCGGCGACATGGTGATGGACACTGCCGTTGAAGGCGCCACGCCGAACTTACAGTATGTCTGGGGCGATCGGGTCGTCATCGCTTTCGTTCCCCAACGACCAGCCATCAACCAACCCGCCTTCGGCTATCGACCGACCCTTTCCAACTTCGTCGTTGAACGCTACCGTGACGAGCCTTCCCGAAGCACCGTCATCCGTGTCCGCCACGATGTCGCCGAGGTCGTCACCGCACCCGACGCAGGTCATCTGTTAGACGATGTTCTGGCATCCATATAAACGGCAGCGAATAGCGACTGGCGATTAGCGATTAGCGACTGGTTCTTTTTGCCGTTCTTCCAGTCGCCAGTTACCAGTCGCCATTTCCTGCCGTTTCCCAGTCGCAAGTCGCCAGTCGCTAATCGCCGTCATTTTGGCGTCTGACGGGCTTTTTGGGCGAGGGGAGTATTCCGATATAGGGGTGCCCCCTACAAGGCGATTGTAGGGCAAAAGTTTGCGCAAAATTGAGCACGCTAGTGTACTAATGTGCTCAATTTTGCGAGAGACCCGTTCAGACGCCGTCCAAACGGAAAGGGACGAGGGACGAGGGGCGAGGGACGGAACGGAAGGGGACGGGAGACGAAGAGGGAAGAGCGTCCCGCGACCCGCGTCCCAAGATTGGAGGCGACAAAGATGCGCCTTTGGGGCTGGTGGAAAAAGCCAAAACAGTCATTTCAGGAACTCTCACCGCAGCAACTTCGCTCCGAGTTAGGGTTTGGCGGCAGTGGGGTCGGCTACCTTTTGACCAACTTGGGCGCCGACGAATATTTGCCCGAACTGTCCTTTCCCCGCTCTATCGCCGTCTACACCCGAATGCGTCGCTCCGATGCGACCGTTCAAGCCCTTGAGTTGGCGATCACATTGCCGATCAGAGCGACCGACTGGGATGTCCAGCCCGCTTCCGACGACCCAACTTCAAAAGAAGCGGCTGATTTGGTCTATGACAACCTGTTCGGCGGCATGACTCACACTTTTGACGACTTCCTTCGGGATGCTCTTTTAGCACTCTTCTACGGCTTTGTGGTCTTTGAGAAGGTCTTTGAGGAGCGGGATAACTTTATCGTTTGGCGCAAGTTCGCCCCAAGACATCCGCAAACGATTGAGCGGTTTTTGTTTGACGAAACGGGCGGCTTGGCAGGAGTTCGACAGGTCGGTTTGGACCCTCAAGGGCGATTTCGGCAAGTTG